GATGAAAACGGCAACCGGCATTCTATTGTGGATGAAACTATATGCCGGGAATTGGAAAACCATTTGGCAAAGGTCATCATTGAGAAGTTCCGGGTGGTGTCGGATGAATAAAGTTCAGTATGACAAGGTAATGGAAACCGCCGTTTTTCAAGGTAAACCGATTACCGTAACACACCTTACGCCCATACTCCCGTCCGCGCAGAGGGAAAAGCGGAAAAGCGAGATTGAACACCAGCTTTTTGATGTGTTCAGCAAGTACAAAACAGACCGCAAAAAGTAGGCGGCAACATTGAAAAACGGGGCTGTTAGTGGTATAATTATACTGTTGGCGGCTCCGTTTCCTTTAACGGAGAGGAGCCGAATATGGATAACCGAATTAACGCGGTTTACGCAAGACAGAGCATTGACAAAAAAGACAGCATTTCTATCGACAGTCAAATCGAGTTTTGCGAATACGAATTGAAAGGCGGGAGTTACCGAGAGTACAAGGACAAGGGGTATTCGGGGAAAAATACGGATAGGCCGGATTTTCAAAGATTGTTATGCGACATTGAATCGGGGCAAATTGCAAAGGTTGTTGTCTACAAACTTGACAGAATAAGCCGTTCCATACTTGATTTTGCCCGGCTGATGGAATTGTTCCAACGGTACAATGTGGAGTTTGTATCAAGCACAGAGAAGTTCGACACATCCACGCCGATGGGACGCGCCATGCTCAACATCTGCATTGTTTTCGCACAATTGGAGCGGGAAAGTATTCAGCAGCGAGTAACAGACGCTTGGCACTCTCGTTGTCAAAAAGGGTTCAAAATGGGCGGCAAAACGCCCTACGGTTTCCGCACGGAACCATATATCATGCAGGGCATTAAGACCAAGCGGTTAGTGGTGCAGCCGAAAGAAGCGGCGTTTGTCAAGTTGATGTACGAAATGTATGTTGACCCGCAAATCTCGCTCCATGACATCACTCGCACACTCACGAAGCAAGGCATGAGGACGTTTCACAATCGTGCTCTTTCGCGGGCTACGCTCTCCATAATTCTCCGCAACCCGATTTACGTTATGGCAGACCTTGAGATTTACGAGTTTTTCAAGAGCCAAGGGACGGAAATCGTGAATGGCGCGGAAGATTTTATCAGCGTAAACGGCTGTTACTACTATCAGGGCAAGGGCAACAACGAGAACAAGCATACTCATTTAGAGGGACAGACATTGGTGCTTGCGCCGCACGAGGGCTTTATACCGTCCGATGTTTGGTTGCAAGTGAGGAAAAAACTCCTTGCGAATAAGGCGTTTCAACCCGCAAGGAAAGCGCGTAACTCATGGATGGCGGGCAAAATCAAGTGCGGGCGTTGCGGCTACGCGCTGCAATCCGCGCACTCCAACGGAATTTTGTATTTCCGCTGTACGATACACGCCGAAAACAATTCCTGCCCCGGTTGCGGAACAGTCAAGATGCACGAGTTACATGCTTTTGTTTACGGCGAGATGGTGAAGAAACTGCAAGAGTTTAAGACCCTCACAAGCCGGAAAAGAGCGGCAAAAGCCAACCCAAAGCTGACTGCGAAACAATTAGAGCTTGCCAAAGTTGAGGGTGAAATCGAGAAGCTTGTAGAAAGCCTTACCACAGCGGGTGCGACCCTTGTGTCTTATGTCAATGCGAAGATTGAGGAACTGGATGGACGGCGGCAAGCCCTCACGCGGGAAATCGCCGCACTTACCCTTGATGCGCTGCCCGTCGCACAGATAGAAGCCATATCAAACTATCTGGACGATTGGGGTAACGTGAGTTTCGAGGACAAGCAGAAAGTGACCGACTACCTCATTACCCGTATACGCGCCACGAATGAGAACGTGGAAATTGAGTGGAAAATCTAAGAACACATTAACACCGTTTTTGTGGCCTTGTACATAGTAGGGATTATGTATTTCCACAGTACGACATCCATTTCATTGCTATCCTGGACAATGTCGACAGCGATACCCCGGGAGCTACCGGAGATTTCATAGCGCCCATCAAAAATATCTTCAAGGGCATACGTTGTTTGCGGCAGGTAAAGCTAACATCCCTCAAAATAGGCATTTCAGCCTGCAAACCCGATGAACCGATAGTAAACCTTAACCTCCTGCTGCCTTTTGCCATCGACATGAACGCTTTCCCCGATCTCTACGCGGTCAATCAGTTCATCAATGGCAGCGCGGTCTAACTCCGTCAGATGAATATGTTTTCCTACAACCTCGGCCCACTTGGAAATGCTGAGGATTTTTTCCTGTATGGCGGTAAGCTCCGTCCGAAGTTCATCACGCCGCGCTTTTTTATGCTGACATTCCTGTTCGTTCTTCTCCATGAGTATGGCAAAAGCGGACGCGCTGATTTTCCCGGCAACCTTATCCTCATATAAATCCGCCGTGATGCGCTCCAGTTCTTTCAACCGCTGCTCCAAGTGCTGCAACTCCTGCCGCATAAGGTCCTGATGCCCGGAATCGTCAAGCGTCATTCTGTGCTTCAGCTTTGCGAAAACAGCGGCTTTATCCAGAGCGATTTCCCGCGCGTGAGCCTGAATCTCTTGCAGCAGAATTTCTTTCAAAGCAAGCTCGGATATGGTGTGCCGTGAACACACGCTGCCCCCGGATTGAACGTGGCGTGAACAGCTATACCGGAAATGACGCTTTTCCTCACCATTTTTGTTGCGCCGCACGGTAACGCCTGAATTGAGAGGGGAACCGCAATCCATACAGAACAGCTTGCCCGCGAACAGAGAAAGTACAGGTTTTCTCGCGTGGCTGTGCGCCTCTTTTGCCTGCCTGTTAATTTCCTGCACCTGGTTCCATACTTCCGGTGATACAATGGATTCATGGGCGTTTTCATGGCGCACCCACTCGTCCCTCGGCTTTTCAATCTGCGTCTTGTCCTTATAGGACAGCGTACCCGTATGGTTTTGCACCAGATGCCCCAAATAAAGCTCGTTGTTCAAAATATCTTTGACGGTGGCATACATCCATAACATGGAGTATTTGCACTTGCCTTTCCCGTACTGGCTGTGCCAATACCCGCGCGGCGATAGAATACCATCGTTGTTCAGGATGCCCGCGATTTTTCCGTAGCCTATTTTTTGCAGGCGCAGCCCGTAAATCCTTTTAACGATTCCCGCCGAATATTCGTCAACAATCAGTTGGTGCTTGTCGGCGGGGCTTTTCCGGTAGCCATACGGAGCATAAGCGCCGAGGAATTGACCGTTTTTCACTTTAGAATACCGCACGGCCTTGATTTTATTGCTCAGGTCCTTCAAATGGTAGTCGTTCATCAGACTGCGGAAGTGAAGCATATCGTTCTCATCGCTGGCGGTGTCTATCCCGTCCAGCAGGGACACGAATCGGCAGCCGAGGGATGGAAACACAGCGTCGGTGTACCTGCCTACCTCGATATAGTCCCTGCCCAGGCGGGATAAATCCTTGACGAGAATGAGGTTTATCACACCGTTTCTCGCGTCCTCAAGCATCTCCAAAAAGCCGGGGCGGTTGAAATTTCCCCCGCCGTACCCATCGTCCGCATAGACTTTTGTTTCAATCCAGCCGTTGAGCATGACAAACTTGGATAATAACAGCTTTTGGTTTTCAATGCTGGCGGACTCATGGGAAGGGATATAGCTTTTCGCCTTGGCGGAATTGTTCGCGTCATCGGTACTCAAACGGGTATAAATCCCCGCCCTATACAGCTTCGCCATATTGCACCTCCCCATGTTTTACCGCCGTCGCCACGGCCTCGTCCACATCTCCCACATAGCGGTAGCGGATTTTGATGTCGCATACCCGCTTGCCGCCGATCTTTTGGGATTCCCCGATTTCAATGCGGTCTACCAGCTCCAGAAGCACGGTTTCATCCAGCGTTTCCAGCCTTGTGTACCCTCGGATCAGCTTTGTCCACGCCGTTCCATCGCTAAAGCCCTGCCTGCCGTTCTGGATTTTGTTCCGTAGGGCGGGGAGCGTCGCCACCTTTTCCGCGCGCTCCGTTTCGTATTTCTGCATTAGAGTTGCAAAAACCGCTTCGGGGATCGTACCTTTGATCCTGTCCTCATAGAGATTTTGCATCAGGTTTTCCACTTCCGCAGCCCTGGCAGTGGAGGCTCTCAACTCCCGCTCATAGGAGGAAAGGCGGCTCCTGCTCTCGTTGTTTTTAAGCCGGGCAATTTCCGCAATAATAGCGCCCTCGTCGTGCTCAACCGCCTGCGCCTTCTCCCGGATATCCGCGATGACAAGCTGTGTCAGTGCGTTTTCATAAATACGGTGGGGAGTGCAGGAGCTTGTCCCGCTTCTCCGGTAATTGCCGCAGACGAAGGAATTGTAGTGATATTCGCTGCCGTCCTTGCGCGTACCGTTTTCCCGCTGGTAAGTCATTTTGAACCCGCACCCGGCGCAATGGACAAGCCCGGTAAATATGCTGGCTGCATTCTTGGGATTTTCGCGCTTCTGATAACGCTTGCGGTCAAGCTCCCGCACGATTTCCCACACTTTTTCGGAAATAATGGCTTCATGGGTGTTCTCCACCCGTATCCATTCCTCACGCGGCTTGTTGACCAGCTTTTTGGATTTATACGACAGCGTTCCCGTCTTGCCCTGTACCATGCTGCCGATATATACCTCGTTGCGGAGGATGACCTTGACGGTAGTTTCTGCCCACTTGTGGTTGACGCGGCGGGGATCGGATAGCCCCTTTTTCTGATAATACACCACACCGGGCGGCGCGATGCTTTCCTCGTTGAGCATACAGGCGATGGTGCGGAAGCCCTTACCCTCGCACCGGAGGTTGAAGATGCGCCGGACAATAGGGGCGTAATCCTCGTCGATCAACAGGTGGTGCTTATTGTCGGGGTCCTTGCGATAACCGTATGGTGCGTAAGTCCCCAGGTATTTCCCGTTTTCGGCGCAGGCTTTTTTCACGGACTTGACCTTTTTGCTGGTATCACGGCTGTAAAACTCGTTGAACAGATTCAAAAATCCCATCATATCGTTGCCGCTGCCATTCAGCGTGTCGATGCCGTTGTTCAGGGCGATGAAGCGGCAGCCGATGGAGGGGAAAAGATAATCTGTAAACTGCCCGATCTCAATGTAGTTCCGTCCGAAGCGGCTCAGGTCTTTGACGATGATCACATTGATTTTTCCGCTTTTGGCGTCCTCGATCAGCCGCTGTACGCCGGGGCGGTTGAAGTTGGTTCCTGAGTACCCATCATCACAGTACACATCAATTTCATTCCAGCCCTGTTCCTTGACATACTTCTGCAAAAGATGCTTCTGATTTTCAATGCTGACCGATTCCCCGGTGCGTTCGTCATCATTGCTCAACCGGACATAGATGCCCGCATTGTATACTTTTTCGATAATCATTGTTTTACCTCCCGATTACCCGCGCGTATACGGTATGCGGCAATGTGGCTCGCCGGATTGCTCCGGCTGTCTTTATTATATTTCAGCCCGCCATATACCGCAAATGTGCAAACCGTAGGCAAAAAACAGTTTGCACATTGAACCGCAGTCATATAAACAAATTACCCGCCTTGCGGCGGGTACTCACGAAGCATTGATATTGGCTTTTATCTCCGTCATCGCTCTGCGGACTGCAAGCTGCTCCAGTGTTTCCCCCAAATCCTTTTCACCCAGGAATATACTGGTGACGCGGTAGGTGGTTTTCCCAATCTGGATTTCCCTGTATGAATTGGTAACTTTACTCCGGCTCTCCCTTTTCTCCATCGCCATACCTCCGTTTCAGGCCGATCCGTTCCCGGACTTCAAAATCGTAGCCTGTCCGCACATTGCAGTAGGTGCAAAGCTCCTTATGCTTCTGGCCGGGATCAAC